ATGGTGGTCAAGCGGTGATATTGTCATTTCAAGAATTTTACGAACAAAACTACGGAGGAGGTGAGCAATGAATTCTTTCGGAGGAACATCAAACGACAAAGAATGCTTTGAATTCGAAATAGGATGGGGAATACATTTGGACAATGAATCCTATGTGCAATTATTCAAATCAACTGCGGAGATAATTTTGAACATAACTGGAGCAAAAACATTCACGGATTTTGGAGGAGGAATGGGAGCATATGCAAAAGCAATGAAAGAAAGCGGATGCAATGTCACATACTATGACTTGAACCCTCTTCATTGTGATTATGTAAAAGAACGCATACAAGACATTGAAATCATTCAAACGGACTTCACCAAGTTAAAACCTAAAGAAGTTGATTTGATGGCATCTATTGAAGTAATGGAACACATCACGAATGATAAACTCAAACCATTCTTAAAAAGAATCAAATGCAAATACTTTCATTTCTCATCAACACCAAACTACACGGACTTTGATGCAGAATGGGGACATATCAACATAAAAACGGAAAGAGAATGGATTGCATTATTTGAAGAGTGCGGATTCACTTTTCATTCTAACATCTCACAACCCACAACTTGGTCATTGCTATTTACAAAATGAAAATACTGAAATGGTTGTGGAACATTGACCAGCACATTAAGATGTCACAAGGTAAACTATGAAAAAACACACAATGGTATATCTCAAACATTTTGGCTATGACATAAGTGATTTCATCCCTTGTGAGGTATGTGGAATAACTGCCGTTGATATCCATCATATAGAAGCTCGTGGAATGGGAGGAAGTAAGGAAGCGGATGTGATTGAAAATCTTCAGGCATTATGCAGAGAATGTCACACAAAGTTTGGTGATCAAAAACAATACAAGGCATTCTTAAAAGAAAAGCACAAAGAGAAATTGAAACTGTGAACCAACTGTGAGAATTATGGCAAATCCTGAAAACTTAAAACCGTTCAAGAAAGGTGAAGATGAGAGAAGAAATCTTCAAGGTAGACCGCAAAAATTAATTACCCAATTGAAAGAGATTGGATACACCAAAAGTCAGGTTGAGGATAGTGTGAATGCTATGCTTACCCTATCACGGAAAGAACTGGAAAAGATAGACAGAGGAGATGAGTACACAATCTTTGAACGCATCATTGCCGGTGCGTTATTAAAATCACACGACAAAAACTCCCTATTCAACTTGGAGATGCTACTCACACGATCACAAGGCAAACCAAAAGAAACGATTGACCAAACAATAGAATCAAAGAATTTTACAATAACATTAAATTTAGATGAGAGCAAATTGGAGAGATGAAAACATTTTACCACCAGAAGATGAACGATTGTGCATCGTCCATTCGGTGAAGGAACTTAAACACATTGCACGGTTCATTGACGGTGATTGGATAGATGAATATGACGGTGGAATTATAAATATGTTATACTGGATGCCTATTCCCTTATTACCAAACGAATGAAACTCCTTATACTAACAGACGGCATCAATGGTGTTGTTTACCATCGTTTATTCACTCCCCATTTGCGGATGCAGATTGATGGACAAGCCGATGTCAGCGTATGTCAATCACCTGATGAATGGCTTACACTTGACTACACACAATTTGATTTGATTATCTTCTCAAGATGGCTTGGTGATAAACACTATGATGTATTAAAGAAAATTGCTGATTCAGGCAAACCATATGTCGTAGATATTGATGATTATTGGGTATTGCCAAAATACAATCCAGCATATTGGGCATATCGCAAAGGAATCAAACAAGCAGTCAAAGATGCAATCAATTATGCTGATGCAGTCATCACGACAACTCCAGCACTTGCAAAAGAGATTCGTACAATCAACGAGAATGTCTTCATCGCATCCAACTGCCTTGACTACTCTCACAAACAATGGGAATCCGAACCCATTGAACGCACCGAGAAAATCAAGGTCGGTTGGGTTGGTGGAGTAACACACGAAGAGGATTTGAAATTAATTGCTGATCAAATCAAAGGACTTGATATTGAGTTTTATATCTGCGGATACACACCAGGTGACATTTGGAATCGCATTGCAAAAATGATTCCTGATGCAAAGATTGTTGAAGGAACATCCGTGTTTGAATATGGGGAAGTATATAGACATTTTGATTTCGTAGTTGCACCATTACAAGATACCAAATTCAACAACTGCAAATCGGAATTGAAGATTGTAGAAGCAAGTGCATATAAGAAGCCAATCATTTGTTCTGCCGTTTATCCCTATTTGTACCATACTGCAAACGATGGTGTTTTGTTTGTATCTCGTAATGAATGGAAACAAGCAATTCAAAAGTTGATTGATGCTGGTCATTCAGTTCGTCAGTCAATGGGATTGAGCAACTATGACTATTGTCAAAAGCATCACAATCTTGCACTTCACAATTTGACAAGATTACAACTATACGCTTCGTTGTGCAAATAAACTACACACGACCATATCTCACTTCTTATCAAAAAGACATCCTTGACTGCGATGCCCGATTCACCATTACTGCTGCATCAACCAAAACAGGCAAGACGGCATCACATATTATTTGGTTATTTGAACAAGCTCTTCAATGCAAGGATGGACAATCCGTATGGTGGGTTGCTCCAGTATATCAACAAGCGGAGATTGCCTTCCGAAGGATGAAAACTCAAGTCAATGACAAGAACTTTTTTATCAGCAACGAAACCAAACTATTATTAACGCTTCCAACTGGATCACGAATTGAATTCAAGTCAGGTGAAAAACCTGATAACCTATACGGAGATGATGTATACGCTGCCGTGATTGATGAGGCATCTCGTATGCGTGAGGAGAGTTGGTATGCACTTCGTTCAACACTAACTGCTACACAAGGCAAATGCAAGTTAATTGGGAATGTCAAAGGCAAGAAAAATTGGTTCTATAAGTTAGGAGAACGAGCAAGACAAGGAGAATCCGAATACAAGTATTTCAAAATAACGGCATACGATGCAGCAAGAGAAGGCATCATCTCGGAGAATGAAATTGAACAAGCAAAGCGTGACTTACCTGATTATGTCTTTCGTGAACTCTATCTTGCTGAACCAGCGGATGACAAATCAAATCCGTTTGGTTTGGATGCAATACGCAAATGCTACCGACCAATTTCATCAATGCCTGTTGTTGCGTGGGGAATTGACCTTGCCAAGTATTCGGATTACACGGTGATAATAGGATTAGATGCAAACAACTGCGTTGCATATTGCGAAAGATTTCAAGCAGATTGGTCAGTCACTCAAGCAAGGATTGTCAAACTGATTGGGAATACACCATCTTTCATTGATAGCACCGGAGTGGGTGATCCTATTGTTGAACAACTACAACGGATTTGTCAAAGAGTAAAAGGATTCAAGTTTACATCGCAAAGCAAACAACAACTGATTGAAGGACTTGTAATGTGGGTTCAGCAAACAGATGTTTTCTTTCCTGAAGAACCGATTGGAAGTGAGATGGAGAACTTTGAATTTGAATACACAAGAACTGGAGTGCGGTATACTGCTCCAGTAGGTTTGCACGATGACTGCGTGATGGCTTTAGCATTGGCAGTTGATTGCAAAGCTCACAATAGACCGGGAACTTTTTATTTTGCATAATGAACTGGAATAATATAACCATACACCAACTTCAGGAGATTCACTCTTGTCGTGATATGTCCGACCTTGAAAGGCAGATGAACATCCTTGCTATTGCTTTGAACTTATCAATGGATGAGGTTGAATCAATGCCATTGGACAAACTAACAAACGAGTTCGCAAAGTTGTCGTTCTTGAATGACTTACCGAAAGCACCGATTCAGTTTATGTTCAAACTGCGTGGAAGGTATTTTCGTTTGGCTAAAACACCAAATGAGATGTGCGGTCACCACTTTATAGAACTCCAGCAAGTGTTCAATGGAGATGTCATTGAATCACTTCACAAGATAATCTCTCTGCTTTCAGTTGAGGTTGATTTCTTTGGCAGAAGAAAGACAATCGTAGATGCACAAGCACACTATGAGGACAAATGCAATTTGATGATGCACTTGCCTGTTCCACTTCCGTACACCTATGCTCTTTTTTTTTTGGAAGTTTATCCCGAATTATTGAAAAATATCCTGTTCTCTTTGAAGGAGGAGATGAAGTCAATGACACAGGAGTTGACAAATCCCCAATAGTTTGGTTGGAGATAGTTGACCGAATTGTCAAAGGTGATCGTACCAAATGGGATTTCATTCTCAATATGCCGTTGATTGAGTTTTTGAACTCTATGGCATTTTACAAAGCCAAGACAAAAGAACGACAGAAACGATTGGAGGATGCCGCTGGAAAGGGATTCAATCCCTACATCGTTGCGTGTTTGAATGAGATGATTTGAAACGAATGATGTATTTGGCTATTTTTTAGCGTGGCTCTATCAATCACCCAACAACCCGATTCATACACACCAGCATTCAATGACACGAATTTCGTGATCACTGAATCATCAGGTGGAATTTACACAAAGGACAATTTTAAGTTCATTGCAAATGTCAAAGTTGCGTCAACATCAATCGCAAAGTTAAAAGCACCTATTTACTATGGGAGTACAAACAAAGGTGTGTTTAACATTGGTCGCATTCTGGAAAGTTATATAAGTAACGATTGGAACTATGCCGACACATCACCAAGCGGATGCACTTCATCATTTAGTGATTACACCGTTGAATTCGGATATGAGTATTCTGCATCACCTACTGGAACAATCACCGAGTATTTGAACTTGACATCTGCAAGTGGAACAATTTGGAATGCTGCTTTGAATCCAATTGATTTAGTCAGTTACTCACAAAGCCAATATCTTGCAATTGCATCATCATCAAAGTTCTTGACAAATGTCCGTACTCGTTCAATTCATCGCAGTCAAAAAGATTGGTTGTATGCATTGAAAGGAGATGCCACAAGCGTTTTAATTACTTACTCCGATGCATCTACTCAAACATTCACTTTGCCATCGTCAAAGGTCGTGAGAATCCCTGTTGGCAGTCAATTGACAATACCAGGTGCAACAACATATTTTGATGTGGTGTTAAAAGCGGGAAGTTCAGTCAAATCCGAAACATATCGCATCAACATCAAAGACGAGTGTTCAAAATATGATATAACTGATATCTTCTTTATGAATCGTTTGGGAGGATTTGATTCATTCCGATTCAATATGGTGAGAAGAGATACATTTGAAGTTGAGAGAAAACAATTCCAATCTAATCCGTATACACTTGGTGCGACATATGGTTATGCAACAAGTGTTCGCACTCGGTCAAACTATCATACCAAAGCAAGTCAAAAAATCAAGTTGAATTCAAACTGGATTGACGATACTGAATCTATTTGGTTGCGTGACTTGATTGAATCTCCGGTTGTTTATATGTATGATGGCACTTTGTATGCAGTCAACATTGACAATGCATCCTATGAGCAGAAAAAAGGTGTTCAAGATAAGATGTTCAATTTGGAACTTGACATCACATTGTCGTTTGCTGACAAATCACAACGCTTATGATTAGGTTATTAGTAAACAACTATCCAGTTGACTTGACGGACAACTTTGATATTTTAATTTCAAAGTCAATTGCTGATATCAAATCACCGGAAACAAGGTCAAGTGAATGGACAAAGACAGTTATCATTCCTGGTACAAGAGCAAACAACAAACTATTCTCTCACATCTTTGAGGTAGAACAAACGATTCAAACATCAACGCAGTTTGCACCTGACTTCAATCCAAATAAGAAAGCAGATGTTGTTGTATTGCTTGATGAGATTGAGCAGTTAAGAGGATTCATCCGTTTGATTCAAATCAATGTGCTTGATTCAACTGATATCCAATATGAATGTTCACTACACGGACAAACTGCTGACTTGTTTACAACGATTGCAGATCGTAAACTGAACATATTAAACTTCAGCGAATACAATCATACTTTATCAAGTGGTGCGGTCATAGATTCTTGGGATACATCCATATATAAAAACGGAAGCTCTCAAGCATTTGCCTACGGAAGTGGTTATATGTATGCTATGATAGACAAGGGATATTCAAATGTGCAAAACATTACGCAGTTTGAAGTTAATGCAATGACACCTTGTTTGTATGCAAAAACAATAGTTGACAAAATCTTTGATAATGCTGGATACACTTATACATCGGATTCATTTTTTAATAATGACCGATTCAAACATTTAGTAATCCCACCACCAAATGGATTGACGGTTAGTTCAACGGCTCTTGCGTTAAGGCAATTTAAAGCAACAAGAAGCACAACCGATCAAACACTAAATCGTGGAACTACATTGATATTTCAAAATGATTCTACAAGTGGCAATTTTGATAATGGGAATAACTATACACCAAGCACGGGAATCTATGTTGTTCCAGTTGCAGGGAATTACATTTGGGATGTTGAATTAAATCTAAACCTTACGCCTCAACCATATATCAATGGTGATGATGTTTCAATGCAATTTGGATTGTATGTCAATGGAGTATTGAAAAAAACATCCTGGATTGGATTGGGAGTTATTACAGGAGGATTCAACATCAATGCATCTATTAGATTTTCAACTGATGCTATTCAAATTGGGGATAGCATTAGCGTACGATTTATTGGATTTTATGACCATTCTATAAATAATGATTTAGTCAATGGAGATATATTGATTTCAATGTTGGTTGGTTCATATATGTATAATGACCAAGATGCAACTAATTTTGGATATGGTGAAACCGTTGACTTTGGAACATTCTTAAATTCGGAAGTCAAGCAAAGTGATATGCTTATGAGTTTTGTGAAGATGTTCAATTTGTACATTGAACCGACACAAGACCAACCTAAGGTATTAAGATGCGTTCCACGAGATGAATTCTATAATGGAAACAATGTGGATTGGACACAAAAACTTGATTACTCACAATCAGTAGAGATTGTTCCTATGGGAGAACTTGATGCCAATCCTTATGTATTTACTTACAAA